TCTACTTTATTTAAAATACGTGTAGCGTACTTATCCATTTGGTCGATAGCTTTGCGCTCAGCTTTAGCAGATACGTCGTGATCTGGGTCAATAGCTCGATATAGCTTTGCCATAATTGATGCATGTTGTTGCAAAAGTCCAGGATTTGAAATCGCTAATTGTTCGTATGCAGTAGTTCCAATTTTAGAAACATCGTTCTTAAAGTTTTGAGCGTTTAAAGAATCAAGACCTGCTTTAAGTCTTGTTGCAATCATTTGAGTTAAGCTTTTTGAAAAATCAAGACTTTGATTATTAAAAGCTAATTCTTCTATATTGAACTGCAGTTCTTTGTCATTAAAGCCCGGAGCAGCGCGACCTGTTCGTTTAGTAAATTGAGTTTTATCAAGACCTCCACGACGTAATGACGGAACATCAATAGTTTCAGTAAACTGAAATTGCCTACCTAGCCCATACGAACCTAATAATGTAGAACCGTCTGGAGTTCTATGTAAATTAGAATTTTCAATAAAGTCCCCTAAAGGAATCCAACCTGATTCTTTTATTCCTTGACCTACGCGCCGTTGTTCTTGCGCTGCTTCCGCTAAATCAAATTGAGTAATTGAGCGTCCTGCATCATCTAATTGCATTTCTTCTGCAATTCTTACTCGCTCAAGCGGAACCATTAAATTATTCCAAGAATCAACTCCTTCAGCACCCCACACTTCTGGGTCCCTAGCATCAAAAACAACAGCTTCAATTCTTTCTCCATCTGGAGTCATAACTGTTTTTTTAATAGTTTTTCCCGGAGGGACGTAAGTCATTAAACCTTCGTGTCGTACTCCCGCATAATCAACATACGGACGTACTTGGATTAATCCTTCAACAGAAGATACTATTCCAGTTTCTTTATTTTCAATTGCAAGGTTGCCTTTTCTTGCTTCATAAAAATCTTTATCTTTTTGATGCGAAACGGCATCGCCAATTTGCCTACGGGCTTGCGTGTAATCAAGAGCTAATGCTGCAGCATTAGGATTAAAACGACCACGTACCACATTGCTTAACATGCGGTCTAATAAAGATGGGTCTTCAGGAGGTTGTGTTGCATTCCAATCGTTTTGAGCGCGTTGTCTTTCAATAGCTAATGCTTTAGCTGCAGTGCGAGTTCTACCTAATTGTTTACCCCAACTGTCTAATTGCTCACCTATTTCAATTTGAAGGTCTTCACTAATTAAATATCCTGTTTCTCTATCAATTACATAATTTTCTGCAATTGATTCAAACTGACCTTTTGGTCCTCGAACGACTCTACTTAATGTAATTACTTCATTAGCACTAGAACCAGTAGCTCGTATTGCACCTCTATTTCGTTTAATAAAGGTTTTCATATCCCTATTTAATTTAGGGGCATATTCAGGAACAGGAGATTGAAAGGGTAGATAATTTTCTAGTGATGCAGGATCATCAATAGATCGATCATACCCTCGACTTAATGCTAACTCATCAAAGCTCGGACCAGTTTCTCTTGATAAGAGTGCAAATTCTCTCGCTGCTTCTGAGTCATCGAAGAGTTGGTTAAATCGCTTTCCACCATACTTTTCCGAGAGTTCTGATATTCTCGCCCCGATTCCTTGGGCTTCGCTGAGGTTCTCGATAATATTTCTGGTTCCTTGGTATTCGCCAAATTCTCCGACTTTGTTGACGATTCCATCCGTAATTCTTCCTGCATTATTTACAACTCCTTTTCTTAAACCTCCCATATACGCAAGCGTAATTATGTCAGGTCGTCCATATAAATCTACATCCCAATCTGGTAAAGCCCCACGCGCATTTTCAAAAGGAGTACGTCCAATTTCTTGGAAACCTAACTCTTGATAAAATGCAGACATTGGACCAGAATCAGGTACTTGTACAGTTTTCATTCCATGATCAGCTATAAGATCAACAATTGCCTTAGCCCCAAGACCCCGAGTAGTAATGCCATACCTATCTTCTGGTAACGCTTGGTCAGGTCTTAATTCGCCTTCTTCAACTAACTGCTGCTTTTCTAATTGCCTAGCTTGGAATTCTTCTACCCCATCTCGTAACGCTTCAGGCTCTTGCCAACGAACCTCATCAAGATTGCCATTACTATCAAGGTGCATTTCTACAGCGCCATCAGCCGATCTATACCACTGTCCAGGACGACCGCTTGATGCGTGGGCTAGGTATCTTTCGGTTTCAATGTCGCGCCATCTTTGCTTTATATTTTCAGCAGTTTGCTGACTACGTTGAGCTTTTTCTATCGAAGATCCTAATTGTTTTTCTATTAGGTCTGACTCATCTTGTTTTGATAAATCAGGTAATCCATCTTTAGTAAATTCTTTAGCTTCCGCCCTACCTCGTAATGTTTCTAAATATTGCTTTTTAGTAGGTCGCCCTGCATCACTAACATCAAGTAATTGCTTAGCAACAGGAGATAAATTTTCATATGTATCAATATCACGCATTATTAAATCAGCAGCGTTTTCTTGAGCGTCGCCTGATTTTATTCCTGCATATAGATTAGATAAAAATTCACGTAATGCAGGATCAGTAATACGAATAGATACATCATCTATCTTTGCGCTTTGACTTCGAGGAATGTTACCCTTCGCTGTTCTTGCTTCAATATCAGCAAATCTAGTTCGGTTTTCTTGCCGTTTATAGATACGTAATACATTTCCTGCATTATCAAAAAAAGCTTTAGATGGAGATTTTCGTATAGCGTCTAAAGTATTTGGATTGTCAGCAGTTAATCTTACTTGATCTTCAGGATCAGGAAATCGAAGTTGCGCTCGTCCTAAATCAAATTCCTGTGTTTCTTTGCGAGATCTTAAAAATTTATTTAATGCTTCAAGATTTTCTAAATACCCTTTACCAGCTATAGCACTACCGGGAGTAAGCTCTAAAATATCTGTATCAGTCATTGTATCGTAAGCATTTTCACTGCTTAATCTTTGAACTTCTAATTCAGGTGCTGATTCATCCATTTCTAGATATTTTGCTATAGCTTTATTTGAATCACTATATGGATTTGCAGCACCCCTACCTGTAAGTGGTAATGGCAATGTTTGACTAATATTAAATTGGTCTGGGTTGTTTCGAATAACTTCTGTTACTGCAGCATTAATCTTTTTATTATCAAGATTACTTGTAATGCTTTTATCCCATATGCTGACTCGTTTGCCATCCAAGTTATTTACTTTAAATGCATCATCAGCGCGTGGCTTTAATAAACCCGATTCTAATTCAGCTGTTTCGGCTAAAAATCTGTCAGCATCCGCAAAGTCCTGCAAATAGCTTTCTGCTTTTAATGGCCCCATATTACGTTCATCTACAAGAAAATTACGTAACGATGTTAGCCAAAGACCTTCTTCTCCTTCTGGATTTTGGTAGGCCCTTGTAAGTACATCTTCTATTTGTTCATATAAAGGAGGCGCTTCATCATATCGTTCTCGTTCTTCAAAATCTCTAAAAGGATTAGGTAGTTCTTCACGCCCCAAAAACTTTTCTAAATCATTGGTAGCATCTACAACTGCTTTATTTGCAGCCTTTACATTAGCATCGTAACGATCAAATTCAAAATCAAAACTTCCCCTTGATAAACGTGGCCCAGAAAGGTCAGGACTAATTATTCCATCTTCACCATCTAATAATGTGGGTCTATCTATAGCCTCAAGCGCAGATTTATTGAATCCTTCTTTTCTTGGTTGCGGATAACCACTAGCATCAAGAGTAAAGTTTCCTTCCCTAGCTTCTTCTAAGGCCCTTTTCCCAATCGCTTCTACTATGCCTGGCATACTTTGATTAGGAGTACCTCTTAATGCTGCATTTTTTGTTACTTCTGCAATTGACCTAGCAGCCCATACTTTAGCCATAGCTTGTTGATTAACCAGTCCAGGAAATTTAGTTGGAAGGTACATGCCAGCTTTAGCTGCCATTCCACCTCCAAGTAAGCCAGCCCCTAATCCAGTAGCCAATTTAACTGACCAGTGTGCATCTTCTGGTATTGCATCCATTGCAGAACGGCTTAAGCCAGCCATTAATACACCACCACCCATTTCCGCACCTATTCGGTAAGGTAATCTACCGCCGAATGTACCAAATGGTTCCGTCGCCCCCACAGCGAATCTAGATAATGGCTCTGCTACTTTAGCTACACCACGTCCGAGTGTAGGAGTTCTACCCCCAAACCGAGCAAGATTAGCTGCTTTTGTAGCAGCGCGACCTGCAGTTAGTGCGCCTTTTGCACCCCATCCTGCTCCTGGCAACGCAAACAATAAGTTAGTTGGGCGTGAACCTTCGCGAAGTACAAAGTTTCCTATTTCATCAAGAGGTCCACGCATCTCAGGTATTTGAAATCCAAGACGTTCTGATATTGGCTTATCGACTGCAGCTATTGCGCTTCCAATTTTACCTAATGTTGATTGTTGTTCTTGCGGAGGCTGAAACTTAAACTGCATATCTTCTTCAGCTAGGATTTCTCCAGGCTGAACTACTTGTCCTATACCAGATACCCCAGACGGAGCGGTTGTACGAGCTTGTTCCTGAAAAGAACGGTAAACCATTATTACCTCGGACTTCTAATTTGACCTGCTCGTCCAGAACGAATTGCTGCTGTTTTGTTTCTGCTTGGAGAATTTGGTGAACGATAGTTAGTTGGAGTTCTATTAGGTGTACCTAATGCACCCCTACGAACACTACCCAAAGCGCCACCTAAATTACCGATACTTGGTCGTGCAGGTCGTGGTGCTGTATTCATAAGACCAGAACCAGTTTCTTTACGACCACTCCATCTTCGCTTAGTAGCACCTGCCAAGTCAGTAAAGTCAGGCAACTCAAACATAGATGCAGCAGCATTCCAGTTTTCACGTTCCATCGGAGTAGATTTAGCTATTGTGTCCATAGTTGGTGTTGCTAGTTGCCCACCTTCGGGACCACCAAATAATAAAGCTGGATCAAGTCCTGCAGATGGGCCTAATTCCATTAAGTTTTGATAAACTTCTGGACTAACATTCATTTGTGCTTCACCAGTAGGCAACCCTTGCATAATATTTCTACCTATTAACGCAGTAGAATTAAATCTATCTTGGTCTAATTCAGCTTGAGTTACTTCTGGCGCTACTTGAAATTGCGGTGCTGCTTGATACGCTTGAGTAGGTTGTATATTTATTTCTTCATAAAAGTCTTCAATATTAGGCGGATCTACTAAATGTGAAAGCTCTTGCATTGCTTGATTTCTAGCCGAAGCTTCAGTATCGTCACCAAACGCATCAAGATAAAAAGCATTACTGTTTACTGCATTAGCAATAGTATCGGCGTAAGTATTCCAACTATCAGCTTTAGCTTGAATACCAGCAAAATCCTGATTTTCGTATGCAGCTACAGCTGCTTGATATCGCGCCAATCCTTCTGGAGTAAGTCCCATTTCTGATTGAGTAGCAGGTTGAGTAGACGGTTGAGCCACAGAAGGATTAGGTAACGTATTGCTAGGCTGATTACTAGAAAATAAATCGTATAAATTCATACCCGCAGAATAAAGATGTGCCGTTTCATCATTTCTATCTCTGTAAACACTCCAAGGCAAAAACGGATGAGCGAATGGTTGACCTTTAAAGTCAGGTAATCCAGTATATGTTGTTCTAGTAACAGCATCTTGAATAGCTGTTTCTATTTGTTTCAAAGGATCAAAATTTACTTGATCTTGTGTATACCCTAATGCATTAGTAGTTCCAGGTTGGTCATAATGTTGCAAATTTGATTGCCATAAACCAACACTTCGACCAAAAGGATCATCTTCATCGCCTACAGCCATAGGGTCAAAACCAGATTCACCGTGAGCAATAATAAAAAATTCTCGTGCAATCTCGTCTGTAGAGTTATACCCGTATGGAGACATTACTTCTACTAAATCAACTCCATAATCTTGTTGATACTTATTTATTCCATTATTAATAAGTGTCCAGACTTCAATATCAGATAATACCATTAGCCGAATGACCCCCTTCTACTAGTTACAGGAGGTCGTAAGCGAAGTTTTCTATTATTTTCTTTTTCTTTCGCTAACTGAGCCATAAAATTATTTAATGCACTACCTGTTGCAAATCTATTCCCAGAAGTTTTTACTGAACCCGGAGGATTAAATAATCCTTTATCACTCCCAATATCGATTGCTGGAGGCACATTCATTGGTGGAGGCGGTGAATTTCCCGGACCTTTAAAAATAGGAGGACCTTTTCCAACAGAAGGTGGAGTAATAATATTTGGTGGTGGTGGCAAATTTCCTGGACCTCCCGGTGGCACTACAGGTGGTGGCAGAATAGGCGACCCTCCCGGCGGAGGTGGAGTAATTCCCGGAAAAGCAGGTCCAGTTGGCAACCCAGCACTTGGACCACCTCCAGGCGGAGCAATAGTCCCGGGAAATACAGGAGCAGGAGGTCGAATTTGCGCTGGTGCATTTGGATTATTCCACATACCTCCCGGACTCGTACTGCTCGCAGTAGTAGATGGATTAAGGACATTAGGATCGGGCAAGGCATTTGGTCCTGTAGCTGGTGCGATAAAAGCAGGACCAGTTGACGGATTAGGAATATTAGGATCAGGTAACGCATTTGGTCCCGTTCCCGGACCAGCAGATGGCGGCAAGGTTGCTGTAGATGGTAGGCCAGCACTTGGACCACTTCCCGGTGGTGCTTGACTTCCAGGAAATGCAGGACCTTGTGGTAAAGATTGATTTACATGTGGAATAACATTTTGTGTAGTTGATCCTGCAGTAGTTCCCGGAGGTGGATTAAATAATCCTTGATTAGCAAATAAATTACGAAGCTGTTCGTTTAGACCACCATAATAATTTTGGTAATCGTTAAATCTATTCGCAGGACTTACCCCTTGGAATCGCGGACCACCTTTCCATTGAGGGTCACCACGAAAGTTAGCCATACGCATGAGAGACGATCCGGGATCTCGAAGCATATCGTCAAGATATTCTCGTCCTTTTAAATCTTGTGCAGCAAAGTTTATTCCTAGCTGACCACCCTTTTGAATATTAGACATTGCTTCTTCAGCTAATTTAAATCTATTATCAAATTGAGCCTGTTCACCTAATGGCAGATTGCTTAATGCTTCATTTAATTTCCATTCGCCAGTAACAGGATCGCGCTCAAAATACCGAGAATCAGGTTCAAAGGCGACAGGGCCTACATCTTCACGCGGCGGTGAAACTTCTTGCCAGTTTTCATCGTAGTATGTTTCTTTACCATTACGATTTGTAACAACATGAGGAATATCTGCAGTTCCGGGCCTGTAACTATTGTTGTTTCTTACATTACCTGCGCTGTCAGTATACGTATCACCTATAATACTTGAAGGTGTGTCGTCAGGGAATCTTCCTCCTGTAGCTCCACCTTGATAAGCTTCTATTGTTTGAGGCATTATTAATTCAGGCAAATAGTCTAATAAGCTACCTGTACTAATCCCAGAAACATCAGATTCAAGCAAACCGCTTGGTCCTCCAAGCAATAGCGATCTAAATATTTCATCATCTGTAGCATTAGGATTAATCCGCAATTGAGCAAGATAATTTTGTTTTAATGCATCTTGTATTGACTTAGCTTTACTTTGAATATCTCTAATAATTTCTTTATCTAATTCAAGGTCAGCACCTTTTGTTGGTGAAAAATTATCAGGTAATTCAAATCTCCCGTTAGTGATAGGAAGATATTTATCTTGAAACGAAGACCATTTACCATTACCAATTTCTTCAGTAATGCCACCACCGATTATTATTTCAGACCACGGAGTAGATAATTCCCAATCTCGATCTGGATACCACATTATTGTTTTTCCAGGACGTTCAATAGACTCAATTAGTGTAGTTTGAAGATTATTAAATATTTCATTACTTGCATCAAGTTCTGATATCGCTGCTAAGGCTCCATTTATTTCTTCAATAGAGAATTCGTTATTATTAGTAAGCAATTCATTAAATTGCTCATCTTTTATTGGACTCCATTTTTGTGGGGCATCAGTTTGTTTATGGTGTCTTTTACTTTCAGCATTAATAGCCGCACGTAATTTTTTTAAGAATTCAGCAGCAGTCATTAGCGACCCCCTTGAGATTGCAAGAGCGATGATTGAATTGCTTGTGTTTGCTCAGCTACAATATTATTTATTACGCCTCTAGCTTGCAAGCAAAATTCATCCTGACAATATCGTAAGTCATTTCCATGCCCATGTGCGTCAAATACTTGATACATTTCTTCAAATGACCATTTTGTTAAATCAATATAATCTTCAGTTGCAAACGCATCCGCAATGTAAAGCAGTGCTTTAGAGTTTAATGCTAACGCAGAAGCGGCTACTTCATGCATTGCATTTGATAATTCACCAGCCATTATCTAAACATCTCCTGTATTTGGTCTACCTGTACATTCTCTTGCGCTTCTTCAACAACAGGTTGTGTTGGGTCAAACATCTGCTGCATAGACGGTCGCTGGTTTTGCGTAGGTACGCCTCCGGGCATTTCGTTTAGCGATTCCCCAAGTAAGTTATTTCTATATGAAATTAACACATCTTCAGCAGTTGTATTAAGTCCTTGCAACATCATAAGTGTACGCACTTGTTCTGCAGGTTCAGACAAGAACAATCGAGCTACTGCAGCCTTCATCATTTCTTCTTGTGGGTTTTCAATACCACCCTTCTCCATTGCGGTTTGAGGTGAAAGGGTTCCTTGGTAGACGGCGTATAAGTCAGCCCAGAGTCGAGCATTTCTTGCATCGAGGGCCGCTTGGTCTGAAGTATAGAATTCCACGTAGGTTTCATAATACCCAGATATCTCATTTGGTTTAATACTAATTGAACTAGGCGCACCTTTAATACCTCCGAACACAGTAACTGGAGCTTCTAAAATATTTTCAATACATTGCAAGATACGACGATTCATTACTGTTACTGCCGAACGCAATGAGTTATTTGGACCTTCTAGCTTAGCTGCGGCGTTACGCACATTCATGTCAGCTTCAGTAGCAGTCTCTACTCCACGCTGCACATTACCAGACAAAATACTTGCTTTAGATAATTCGTTAGTGTAATCGTGTACTTTGTTAATTAAATTAAACGCACTCATTGGAATTTCAGGAAGACTTTCAAATCTAATTTCCTGATCATCCATAAGATTAATGCGCTTTCCAGGGCCAATCTCAATCGGTGCATCGTTGTCTTCAGAAATATTTTTAGTAATGACTGGAGCAAATGTAGAAAATCTCATTTGGATGTCAACGGCTGTAAGCTGTCTAGCTTCAGTTTCAAGCATTGGATGTACATAACGCAGAATGCCTACGTACTTTTCTTCTGGTTTAGCTTCAGCAGAAATTTCTCCCCAGCCAGAATCTCGAATAACATATGGTACGTAGCCTGAGTACACAGGGTTTTCTTCTGTCGAACGCGCAGTTTCCCAATGGTATGGATTAATACCTTCGTGAACGCGCTCACCCTTACACCAAATTACGTACTCGCCGGGGCTGTCACCATGAGGCTTTGTCCACATCTCGACGTATTCCACTTTGTCTGTGTCTTTATAGTCGGCAAGGTGATCATCCAATCCATACATGCGACGTGCGTCGCCAGCGTATATTTTATAAAACTCGTATACATACTTAGGGTCATAACAATCACTAGGGTCTTCAATGATTGTTTCTGTAGGGCAATTCATTATGCTCCACAAAAATTCAGACTCACCTAGCTTTTTTAGTTCGCGCCTGTACGCTAGTTTTTCTTTTCGTGACGCATCATCGCTAGGAGGGTCAGGTACTAAATCCCAACGTAACGCCTTTTTAAGAATAATACGACCGTCTTTAATCAGTTTCTTTTTGCCTTGCGAAATAGGGTCGCCTTGTTGAATTTTTACTTGGTCCCAGAATGAACGTAAAAACTGACGCTTACGTTCAGCTAGGTCTTGTTCTTGTTGTTGCTCAGAGTTAGTTGGGCGAGCGGGTACAAAAATATGTGGCGTAGTCAAAATATGGTCAGCAAGGTTATCGACAGCATTACGTGCGGTGGGTGGTATCGTTGCGCCGATACCCTGCTGAATCCATTCTCTTGGAATAATCTGCGTCTTGTTTGGATAATCAAGATTGTAATAATCGTTGTCTAAGTCTACGGCTGCAAAGTAGTTTCCGTACACTTCACGCTTAAGCATGAGGAATCTATTAAAATCATTGTCCATAGAGTCATATGATTCGTATTCTGTAGATACCATTTACCACCTCCGCATCCAGGGTTCAGATTCTGAAAAAGTTAAATACGAACCAGCGTTCGCTCCACGCGATGTATTGCGTCGCTTCTTTGCTTTTTCAACAGCCAAAGCTAATGCTATTACGCAATCGTCATGATACCCGACTGGAGCAGAGTATCTAATCTGTCCACCTGCCATAACTTTACCCTCATAAAGATTTAATTCTTTACGCAATTGTTCGTCGTTCTTTAAGAAGTGTACCCTCTTATGCTCAATTTCGGCAGCTAACCCAGAGATTATCTTTGCCTTTGATTGGTTTGTAAATTTAAATGGCGACACTGAGCACCCTTCACGGCGCAACATATCCACTACAGGCTCACCTACACCAGACGCATCAGTGTGAATTGTTTGACATGCAAACGAATGAAACAAGTTTGTCACGCGAGGTACAAGCACTGTGTAATCAAGACCACTGAATCTGTCCATAGCTACAACTGACATGGTTGGAATGTCTACTACATACGCAACGGTGTAGTCGTTTAGCTTTCCAATGTCTAAGCCCATCAAAAACGGCCCGTCAAAAATTTGCCAGTCTTCTACATCAAACAATTCGTCGTTGCTTTTAAAGACTTGCCCATCATCTTCTGCCCACTCAGCTAAATACTGCTGCTTGAACTCGTTGTCAGTCAGGTCTTCACGCATCAACTCTAATTCTTGAGGGTCAATATACGGATTTTCTGTAGATGCAACTGAAAATGCATTAAAACGGTCTTCATTAGTGTCTAATCCACGCTGAAAATAGGAGCGAAAGCGGCTTTTGCCTTTAGCAATACCGATTGCTCGCAGTACTCCCTTAGAATCTGTCAATGCGGGCATAAAGTTTGCCCATGCCTCTTCGTTAATGTCATGCGCTTCGTCAACAAAGGCTGCAGTGACCCTATCACCCTGCAAAGACTTCGGATCGTCTGCTGTTTTGGCCTGAATTCGCCCACCATGCGCTAAATCTATGATTTTTCTCTGCTTGTCATAGCCTTTTTTGAGTTGAGTAAGGGGTCCGTGGTCTGGAACGAACAATTCCCAGATAGGTTCCCAAATTTTCATGGCAAGCTCATAGTTAGGAGCGATAACGTACACCATTGAGGGGCGGTGTATCTTTGAACCGTCACGTCTTTCAGTAAACGCCTCACGTACAACCTCTGCAACAATGGCAGTAGTCTTACCACTACGTCTTCCGCAAGCGCCAATCATCCTTGTGTGCTTTAACGGGTCTGACGCAGGGATGTGGATAAGGTCTTCTTGCCAAGTAAACGGCTCGTAAGCTACTTTTCCGGGCATCATGGCTTCCCAAAGCGGGTGATACCAGTCTTCCTTCTTTTTAGGTAACATCAACTACTCGCATTGACTTCTGGAGCAACGCGACCACGTCCATTACGTCTACTTCTTCCTGCACTTCAGACGGCTTGCCTAAGAATGTGTCGCGCCAAATGGTTAATGCCTGTGCATCACGGCTCTGTACCGCTTGCATTAAGCTTCCGTACCATAAATCAGCATGACCTTCTTCCATTATTTGGTCCATTAACTGAGTGCGAAGCAGTTTCATGTTCTCGTGCATCTTACTAGTTGGAAATCGAGAGCCTTTAACGACATGACCAGACTCATCGCGTACAACTAACTGCTTGTCGATGTTTTCCTGGACTGACCACTTGCCATCTTTGACTAAATCACGCACTGAATCGCGGTCTAAGTCGCCGTACCCCTTCTCAATGCGCTCTACTAAATCGCTATTTGACACGGAACACCTCTTTTCCCTCGTCAGTAACTCGTAAGGTTCTTGCAGTGTTGTTAGCATAACGGATTAAGCCATTGTGCCGCATCTTACTCAGGTAATACTTCACCATAGAAGTGCTGCTAATACCAGCCATGTCTCGTAAATCACGGTACGAAGGCGAAAATCCATGTTCTCGCTGGTAAAAAAGTATCTGCGCAAAAAGATTCTGCATCTTGTGGTACTTTTTGTCACTACGCATTTTCTCTAATTGGTAGCTATTCACTAGTAATATTCCCTCACACCATTTTTCCACTCTTTCCACCGAACAGCATCACGCCCAAGGAGTAGGCCAGCTAATACTTCGTTAAAGTCTAATTTGCCCGGAATGATTTCTGCGCGAGGATCTATTCCTTCAGAAACAAGCGCCTCTACAATCGTGTTAATACAATGAGTTGTTGCTTTCATTGGGTCTTCAAATAAAAGAAGTGCCTCTATTGCTTCGATTCTTGCGTCACGGTTACGCTCAGATATTTCTTTATTTGTCATATCGCCTCTCTCGCTCCTGCTTCGCTAGGGATTCTTTCACATGCGGATATCCTGACCATTCATCGTCATCTTTCTCTTCCTTTATCGGGTATGGCTCAAGTACTATATTCTCGACTGCTTCTCGCGGTATTAGTATTTTTGACCCAAGCTTGAAAGCTTTCATCTTCCCCGTTTTTATAAGGCCAGATAGCTGACTCTCTGATACACCCAGCGTCGTTGAGGCTTCTCGTAGGCTGTAATACAGCTTTGTAGTATTTTTAATCATCTTTATTAGGCAACTCTCTAAATTCAATTTTATCTTCAGTAAACTGCTCCATAGCTTGCATTTTTAGGTAATCGTATGCATGTGTTGGATCATCATCCATAAGTGTTTGACGCGCTTCCTCCCACCTTAGACGTAGAGTCATTTCCATTAAGTGAATTAACCCTACGAATGACTGCATGCTGTCAGAATACAAAACTAACCTGTCACCTATTTGGGTTTTCTCGCTCGTATTAGGGTCTTTATGTACCCGTAGATTACTTTCTATTACAAGACCAAGGCCGCAGAGCCCATTTATTCCTGTCTCCGGGATACCGTGTTCTTCTTCTGAATCAATGTGACAAGCAATGTTTCCGAATGGAATTTCAAATAAAATTTGGTTGTCTATTGATTCTTGATATGCTCTTCTTGCTGTATTGTCTGTGTCTTTTTTCATATTGCCTCCATTTAGAACATAAGTGTAGAACAAACCACTAGCAAACCGCAAGTAGCTAGGGATTTTTCCCCGGAATTTCTCAGAAATTTGTATGCAGGTTTTGTGGTCGGACACCTCTCCCTTAATAGGGGAGGGGGGGTTGGGCTTTTGACCTCCCACCCATAGACCTATACCTATAACGCCAGAACATAAGCAAACATGGCACGTACCTGTACGACGCAGGATCTACCGCAACCCGTCGCAAGCACTGCCGGACCGCTCACGACTACACGCGAGGCGAGCTATACGAGTGCTAGGGATATATCCACCCTGAGCAAACCCAGACCCGATCGAGTATCCTATCTGGGTAGTGAATAGGAGGTTAGTCGAATGACTACCAAGAACGAGAGCCGATCCAAGGTGGACGGCCAAGAACATGAGTGGCGCTT